TGATATTTGGTAAAGTAGGTGAGATCTTGATAGATATCTTCTCTTAGATTTACTTTTTTAAAAAGGTTTTTTACTCGAATATAATCTGATATTTTAGCATCTGGAAGTCTGCTAACATATTCGAAATTAGGAACCAAACTGAAATAATTTGCCATGTTAGAATCCTATTTTTGCTGGAAAAGCACCTTGATTGCCATAATCATCATTATATACGGGGGTTAGTTCTTGGAATCCCATTTGGATCCTGTAGGATACCATTGAACCACTTTTGTATGTTGCATATTGTCCATGTGGAGTATATTCAACTGTAAAAGTTTTTAATGCACATTCTTTAAAGCTATTTAAGAAATCGTGTTGAGTACCGTTGGCATTTTTATATCCTAATTGGAATGTGTGTGGAGATTTTAAAAATAATCGTGATTGACTTCTTATAGGTGCCATTCCTTGTTTAAAGAATCTGATAATTTTAGCTACTCTTTCTGCTTCCTTATTATTTCTCGGTGATAATGTAAATGAGAAACTAAATGGTCTTAATTGTGGTGATTGGAATAATAATTCCATGTTAGGGTTGACAATAGCACCTGTGGTTCTTGTTAATAGATTAACACCTACAACACTTCCTGCTAATATACTTTTTAATGCTGTAGATATTTCACCTGAATTTCCAAGATTTTCTCTAACAGCAGAAGTTATTGCCTTAACTCCATCTCCGGGGTTTTCCATACCTTGTAGAAGAGCATTAGCTGCTGCTACTTGCATGGGATTCATGCGATCTTCATTCCATGATACTGAATTAGTTTCTTGAATTCCTGATGGTATTGGTAGGATAACAGATCCTATTGATGTTCTATTACCTTCTCCTAAACGTTCTCTTTCTTCAAGAGTAGTTTGTTTTTTAGCAAATTGTCTAGGGGTATATTTCATCATATTGAATTTGATGAAATCTTGTCCTGATCCTCCACCTTCTCTTAGTTTTTCGGGGAAGACTAGAGGTTTTCCTCCAAAATTATTTCGTGTATTTTGATCACTTGCTCCTATTTCTCTATTGAGCTCAGCTGCTCCCTCTGCAGTTGACTGTTTTGGAACGTCACCATCATCAGATCCAGTTTTATCGTCAGTTAAAGCATTATTCCTATTTCCTTGAGATGCATTATATCTTTCTGCTTCTTGTGCATTGTTTACAAATTCGTTTCTCATAGATTGCATCTGTGTTTTCGATGCTTCTTTTATTACTCCTTGGTTTAGTTTTATTTTTCCAGTTGCATTACTATTCCAATCTACTTTATTGGGATTATCAGAAGCTCTTACTCCAATTACTCTGCCATTAGTTCCTTTTGCATCATTATATTGAAGAATATCGACATGAAAAGTTCCATCACTTAACTTAGTGGTCCGCGTTGCAGTATAGATGGTTTCTTTGTTTCTTCCAGAACCAATATTTATTGGACTAATTGAACTGGTTACTACCGACATTTAGGTATATTTTTTAGTTATTTAGGATGAATTTTGCATAAGGTATAGCAAGGAGGTCATCAAGTTCATTTCGTTGGACAATATAGAGTTGTCCTGCTAATTCATTCCAAGTATAATTACGATATTTTCTCCAGTGAAAGTTAAGTCCTCTGAATCCCCATGGGAATAATTCCATACAGGCAATAAGAGGGTGTTGATCATAAGTTTCACCTGGAGTTTTTGCATTATAGACAAAAGTATAGAAGTTTCCTGGATCTGGTATAGGGGTGACTGTATCATTAAGAGCTTCCATTATTTCTAACATCATCTCTTCAGGATCATTAGTTCTATTATTGAGGTCACTTAGATATTGACGCACACGGTTATCTTCTCTATCCCAAAATCCAAAATTTTCTTGTTGTGCTCTGGCAGCATCTCTTTCTCTTCTTTGTTTTAGGGTTTTCCTTGCCATTATCTAATCCCTAATTCTTTTTCGGTAACGATTTTAAATTCAACCTTTCTATCAGCACACCACTCTTTTGCTGCTTTCCATTTTGCTTGGTTAACAGCATAGGTTGTACATTCATATAGATAGGATTTTGTCACTTTCTTTTTCTTTTTGGGAGGTTTGGTTTGTTTTGCTGGTTTAACTTCAATTACATAAGTCTTTATATGACCTGTGCTTTCTTTTACTTTTATAATAAAATCTGGAAAGTATCTACGAACTTTTCCATCAGGAGCACGATAGGGGATCCAAAACTCTTCACTTCCCCATTCTATAATACTTTCATTTAAATCACACCAGTTACAGAATTTTCTTTCCCAACTACTACGGCAGATAATATTTCTTACATCACCTTTATATTTCTTTGGTTTAGTAGGTTTAAATAAACTCTTTATACTTTCGGCCATACATAATATATAAGGTAAAAATTATTTATAAATGCCTGACTATAAAAAAGTTTCTCAAATAAAATCTAGTTTATTACGTCCAGCAACTACTTCTCATTTTGAAGTGGTTATTCCTGTTCCACAGTGGCTTAGGAGTAAACTTAGTGTTAATCAACCTAAGTTGAATTTGTTATGTTCAGAAGCAGTTCTTCCTGGATCTAATTTGGCAACTATAGATATTCAAAATGATTATACGGGTGTTACAGAAAAACACGTTCACCGTAGAATGTATGATGATAGGATTGATTTGACTTTTTATGTGGATGCTGGATTTTATACTCCTATTAAATTTTTTGAAGCATGGATAGATAAGGCTGCAGGGCAGACTGATTATGATGATGCTAAATCTCCAAATTATTTTTATAGGATGGAATATCCTGACGATTATATTGAGGATCAGGGATTACAAGTAATTAAATTTGAAAAAGATCATTGGCATGGACGAGAGGGAAGTTCTGGGTTACAATATGATTTTATTAGGTCCTTTCCTTTAGCAATAAATTCTATGCCTGTTTCTTATGATGGATCGAATTTATTGAAATGTACAGTATCCATGAGTTATATTCGATATTTGGTGAAGAGTATTCCTGCTTCATCAGGTGCTCAATCAGTAATTGGACAATCTCAATATAATATGGCAGGATTCTTTAGTAATGTTGCTGGTCAATTGGTTGATGCTGTGGTGGATAAAGTTACTGGAAGTGATCTTTTAGGAGATATTGCTGGTGGATTTGCGGCTCAACAGGTCTATAAAGCCTTCTAAATAAACATACTGAAATAATCTATAGGACATTATGCCTTTACCAAAAATTGCGACTCCGACTTATGAGTTGGAGTTACCCTCGACAGGTGGGACCATTAAATATAGACCTTTTCTTGTTAAAGAAGAAAAGTTGCTTGTTATTGCATTAGAGAGTGAAGATAATAAACAGATCACTAATGCTATTAAAGCAGTTCTTAAATCTTGTATTCTTACAAAGGGGATAAAAGTAGAAACACTTCCTACTTTTGATATTGAATATCTTTTTCTTAATATTAGAGGTAAATCTGTTGGTGAAGATTTGGAAGTTAATGTTACTTGTCCAGATGATAATGAAACTAAAGTTCCTATAACGATTTATTTGGATGATATTCAAATTCAAAGGGATGAGAATCATTCAAATAAAATTAAACTTGATGATTCTATTATGATGGAATTAAAGTATCCTTCATTAGATCAATTTATTAAAAATAATTTTGATTTTGAGGAGAAGAATGCTATGGATCAATCATTTGATCTAATTGCATCATGTATTGATAAGGTTTATACAGAAGATGAAGTTTGGGCAACTGCAGATTGTACAAAAAAAGAAGTAAAGGATTTCTTAGAACAGATGAATTCCTCACAGTTTAAAGAAATTGAATCTTTCTTTAGTACTATGCCTAAGTTATCTCATACTATTAAAGTTACTAATCCCAATACAAAGGTTGAAAGTGATGTAGTATTGGAGGGGTTAGCGTCTTTTTTCGCATAGCCCTGTTGCATATGAGTTTGGAAGGTTATTTCAAACTTAATTTTGCTTTAATGCAGTACCATAAATATAGCTTAACAGAGATTGAAAATATGATACCGTGGGAACGCGATATCTATGTGGGTCTTCTTCAACAACATTTGGAAGAAGAAAAATTAAAGCAACAGCAACAGTCAGGTAATGCCGGTTACTAACGTCCCTAAAAATATCTTTATATATTCCGCACAAACTAAGCGTATTTCTGCTGCTAAACTTTTGGGCAGAGATGATGGATCTTTGGGGAAGGTTGGCGAAGGTAGTGATAAGGCTGGGGCTTTACCACGTATTGTAAGGCATAATATGATGAGAATTAGTGCCAATGAGAAGGCGCTTAAGAGTTTAAAACCTGAAGAATTATCTAACAATGTAGGAGGAATTGAAGATAGAGTTGATTCTATAGTTGAAACTTTAAAAGAACAGCATAAATTAGAAAAGGATAAAATAAAAGATGCCCGAAAGGATGCTCAAGATAAGAAAAGAAGTTTAAAAGAAAGACTTTTAGAAGGATCTACTAATATATGGGATGGAGTTAAGAAAACAGTAGGAACTGTATTTAAACCTTTTAAAAATATTTGGGACAAGATAGTAGGTTTTATACAAACTTTAATCCTAGGAAATATTATTACTAGAATTTTTAAGTGGCTTGGTGATGAACAAAATCAAGGTAAAATTGAAAATATTTTGAAATTTTTTGAAGATTGGTGGCCTACAATGTTGGCTGCTTATCTTTTATTTGGTACTTCTTTTGGTAAAATGGCTACCGCAATGGTAGTTACTGTGGGTAAATTTATTGTTAAATTACTAGCATTGATTCCTAAATTATTAGCGGCAATTGCTAAGTTAAAGATAGGAAAGATATTAAAGATGGTTCCTGGTGGAGGAATGCTTAAAAAGGCAGCTCCTTTAGTGCTTAGTCTTGGTGGAGGAATGCTTATAGAAAAAGGACTGTCGGGTGATTTATCTGGTGGTGGAGATGGTAGTGGAGATGGTGATGGAGATGGTAGTGGAGATGGTGATGGAGATGGTGATGGAAATAAAAACCCTGAACTAAAGTTTGCTACCGGTGGCTTTGTATCAGGACCTGGTGGTGTAGATAAAGTCCCTGCAAGATTAACTGCTGGTGAGTTTGTTATGAGTAAGGGTGCAGTTCAGAAGTATGGCGTTAATACTCTTGCTGGTATGAATGCTGCTGCCGGTGGAACAAATAAACCAACAATGGGTAGATTTAATCAAGGTGGTTTTGCAAATATTACTAATACAATGACAACCTCTAGTTCTGATTCGGATGGTAATTTTAGTATGGGATTAAATTATATTGGTCCTGAAGAAGCAAAAGTATTCCTTGCGGATAGGGGTTTGCCATCGATGCAGTTAATGGATGGAACAGTAGTTCCTGATTTTGGTAATATGGCTGAAAGCAAGATGCGTGTAGGACTTCAATTGACGAAGGATATGGCGGTTCAGAATCAAGCATCTCCCGAAGTAATTGCACAGATAGATCAACTTATGGCTGATCCTAATGCTCAACCTGGGGTAGTAGCAAATATCATTAATCAAATAATTCCAGGTTCATGGGATAATACTCTGATGAATCTGGGTGATGATATATCTTTAAATGTTAAGCAATTTAATGGTGGTGGGTTAGTTCCAATTCCTGAATTTGCTGGTGGTGGTTTTGTAGGTAGGTGGGGTGCAAAAAGAAGAATGGGTGTGGTGGAACCATCAAGAACGAATAAACTACTTTCTTCTAACAAACAATCTCCTTCTCTAGGACCACCTAACAAGGGAGATCCTTCTACGGTTATTGCTGATATGAGGAAGCAGCAATTACAGACTCCTGGTGCTTCTACTAAAGGACCCGTATCAACTGAGATGCCAAAGTTTAATGTTGTATGTCAAGCTGCATCTTCTAATCGTGCAAATAAAATGTCTGTATTGGGGATAACGGTATAAGATTATGGCATTTTTAGGACTTCCTACTAAGGAACAAAAATCTGCCCGTAGAGATGTAGCAAGAAATATTATGTCGTCAAATTCTTCTATTGATTCTAATAAAAAAATTGACGTAGAACCTTTAACTCCTATAGTACAAACATCAGAAAAATCTTACACTATTCATACTAAATTAATAAAAATTGATGATATTTTAAAGGATAATCTTATTCTTGATAAAGTAAGAAGAGGTATTGAAGAAAAATCCGAAGAAGATGCTAAAAGAAAGAAGACAGAAAAGGATTTAGAAAAGGGTGAGCCTAAAGACAATAAATTTAAATTACCTGTACCTAAACAAGTAAAGAGTATGTGGGGACGCATACAGCAATTTTTTAAGGCTATGTTTTTGGGTTTAATGTTAACTCAATTAATAAAAATCCTTCCTGCTCTTTTAAAGATACTTCCTCTTATTGCATCGTTTGTTAATTGGATTCTTGATTGGGGTGGAAAAATATTAAATGCATTAATAACTCTTGTTGATTGGGGATATAAAGCTTATGATTGGACTAGAAATCAGGTAGAAAAAGTATTTGGTGAAGATGGAGTTGAAAAATTTGATAAAATATCTGGTGTTTTAAACACAGTTTTAAATCACTCAATGACTATTGCATTGGGTATGATTGCTTTAAGTAATGAATGGAATCGTGAAGATAATGAAAGAAAGAAACAACAGGATTTAGAAAGAAAAAGGACAAAAGATGCAAACCGAAAAGTTAGGAATCAAGAAGGAACGAGAACTAGAACAGGACAACAGCATCAAACTGAAGTACGTAGGAGATTAAAAAATAGAGAGATTATTAAAAGAAATAGAAGAATAAATCGGGTTAGAAAAGCTGTTGGTTTGGAGGAAGTAAAGCCTAAATTAGATACTACTCCTACAGGAACTAGACAAAAGCCGGTAGTCGAAACTCCTGAAACTCCTAAGGTGAAGAAGACTAAGATTAAGCCGATAGTTGAAACTCCTAAGGTTGAAACTCCAAAGGTAAGAATTAGAAAACCTAAGATTTCTACAGGACCTAATATCTTTCAGAGAACCTGGAGTGGAGCAGTTGACTTAGGTAAAGGTGGTTGGAAGAATGTAAAAAAAGGGGCTCAGTGGACAGCGGAAGGAACTGTTAGTAATTGGAGAAAAGGTAGAGAACTTTGGGATTCTGCATATAGAAATACAGTAGGAAGGATGGATGATTGGATTAAAAAAAATCTTGATCCTTCTATAATTTTGAAAAAGATGGCAGAAGAAGGAGGAGATGGGATTCTTCCTAAAGTTGCCAGAGGTATGCTTGGTATGGCAGATAGTCCTCTTATGAAAGGATTGATGAGAGGATTACCTTTCTTAGGTGATGCTATACTTTTTATTGGTGATGTTGTTTCAGGTAAACATTGGATACGTGCTTTCCTTAGAATGTTAGGTGCTGCTTTAATTGATGCTGGATTTTATGCACTTTTAGCAGCATTAGGAATTGCTGCTCCATTTACTGCTGGTGCTAGTTTGGTTGGTTCTGCAGCATTAGTAGCAGCATATATGGCAGCAGATGCTGTGGCTGGATCTGCATTAGGTGGGGATGCTGGTGTGGGACAAGTAATAGGTGATAAGATTGCGGATTACTTCGGTGTACCAGAGATGGCAGGAGAGAAAGGTGCTAAAGATGGTATGTGGGAGCAAGCATTTGGAAAAGGA